TGTCGAAATCACCGGCGACCTGCTTATCGACGCCTCTGACTTTGTCAACGCGCCGAACGACGGTGACGCCGCTTCCCAAGGCGTAGTTGTTGGTCAGGTCTACCGCAACGGTTCGGACCTCAAAGTTCGCATCGCCTGATGAGTCAGCGGGAACGATTCCTGCTGTACGTGTTCGCCGGCTTGCTCACGTGGCAGGCCGGCATTTTTTCGTACGCCGTTTTTATATGCACTCCAGACACATGTCCGACTATTGGTGATCGTTACGAAACCTTTGTAAATACAAGTCTTGGGGCGGTTTTAGGATTACTTGCAGGCTCAAATCTCAAACAGTGAGAAAAGCTCATGACCCCAGAAGTACGCGAGAACTGGCGTCGAGTTAAGAAAGCACTCGAGAACGCAGGTAAGACAGACACCGATTTCTACCGCCGAGCGGTACTTGTGGTTAACGGAGGCGAAGACCCAGGGCCATTAAACTGGAAGCATGGTTGAAGCAGGCGTCTCCCTCGGCATAGCGATTGTTGCTGGAGCGGCTGCAGTAGCCACCCGGCTGCACAACCGTGTGAGCGTGTTGGACACCCGGCTTGACAAGTTCGAGCTGTACTCAGCGCAGACCTATCTGCCCCGCTCAGACTTCAACAACTCTGTCGCCGAGATCAAAGAGCACATGGTCCGGATTGAGGCAAAGCTGGACCGATTTATTGCCGAATACCCAAAACAATAAACACTTACAATTAAGCCGAACTTCGAGTGTTTATGTCTGAGGAACTTGCGGCCACTGAGTCCGTGACCAGTCCCGATGTGCCCGTGGCCATCGACCCCGCGCTTCTCAACAAGCCCGTCATGCCTTCCGCAGAGGCTACCGCCAGTGGCGGTGACGATCTGTTGAAGCACAAGTTAGGCCTGGCCAACAACCATGCCAAACAAGCTAAAAAGGAAGCTGACGACGCCCGAGCCGAGACGGACAGGCTTCGAAAGGAGCTTGAAGATGTCAAAGCCCTGCAGCAGTCTGCTGCCCAGAAAAACCTAGAAGACCAAGGCCAATTCCGCCAACTCTGGGAAGAAACAAAGAAGACCGTCGCCGACCGCGACTCTGAGATTCTTTCGCTGAAAGCACAACTGGAGTCTGTGACCCAGAACGCCCAGCAAGAGCGCCTCAAGGCTTCTGCTCTCAGCCAAATAAACCGGGCTGGAGCGCTTAATTCCCAACAGATGTATGTGCTTATTCAGAGCGCATTGCGTCAGGACGAAGAAGGCAACCCAGTAATGCTCAACGGGGGCGTCGAGCAACCGCTGGGTGACTACCTCGCCAACCTGAAGCAATCTTCTGAATGGCAGCATCACTTCGGCGCAAGCGGCACTTCGGGCATGGGCGGATCAGTAGGCGGCACCTCTGTTGCACCCGGCCGAGACAATCCCTATCGCAGCGGCAACTTGACAGAGGCACTTCGCCTCGAAGTTGAGAACCCGGAACTTGCCAAGGCCCTAAAAGCCGAAGCAGCCGGTCCAAAACGCTGACCTTAGGAGGCCAACATGGCTGCACCATTTCAGAACTACACGGGAGGAACCTTCCTTCCCGATCTCGTAACCCGTCCAGAGTTCCTCGCCTACATCAGCGAGGAAATCTTCGAGCGCTGCGCCTGGATCCAATCCGGTGTGCTGGTTCGTAACAACGCTCTGGACTGCCGCGCTGGCGGTGTGCGCGTACGCGTACCTTTCTTCCAGCCGATCAACCCCACCGAGGAAATCATCGAGTCCAACTCGACTTGGGGCACCTCGGGCGCCGGCTACCTCACCCCTCAGAAGGTGACTGCCGACGAGCAGATCATGTCCATCATGCACCGCGGCTTCAGCTACGCAGTGGATGACCTATCTGCAATGGGCTCCGGCGCCGACCCGATGGCCGCAATCCGCGGTTACCTGGCTCGCGCCATCCTCAAACTGCGCACCACCACCCTTCTTGCCCAGCTGGAAGGTTTGTTCGGCACCGCTCTGGCCGACAACGTCGTGGACAAGTGCTCCGGCACTACTGCACCTGACGCTGAAAACTTCCTGTCCGCAGCGGTTTTCGCTGAGGCACGGGCCAAGCTTGGCGAGCGTGGTGAGGACATCACCGCAGTCGCTATGCACTCGAGCGTCTACTACTATCTCGTCCAGGTCGGTGCGCTGACCTTCTCCAGCTCTTCGCTGGTTGACGGCGGCCAGATCCAGTGGGGCGGCGGCGGCATCAACCTCCGCAACGACGACGTCAGCTACTTCATGGGCGCCCGTGTCATCGTCGATGACATGCTCTCTCCTCTGAACGCTGGCGTCACCGGCGAGTATCCCTGCTATCCCGTCTACGCCTTCGGCGGCGGTTCCGTGATGGAAGGTGTCCAGCAAGAGCTGCGCACCGAAGTCGATCGCAACATCCTGTCCAAGCAGGACGTGATGAGCCTCGACTACCACTACGGCATGCACGTGATGGGCACCTCTTGGAGCGCTGCGGGCGACAACCCCACCAACGCCGACCTGGAGACCACCACCAACTGGGATATGGTCTATCAGACCTCCAAGTTGATCCCGATCGTCCAGATCAAGGTCAACACCCCAATTGACGGCAACGTCATCGCTTGATAACGTCACCGCGAAGGGTAATGGAAGGGGGCTTCGGCCCCCTTTTTTCTTGGAAATAGACTCAGATGTCAGCGACCAACGAAATGTGTGGCCTGGTACGGATTCATGCCTGGCGCGGAAAAGATTTCAAGCTTTTGGATGTAACAAAAAGCGAGGCGAGTAAAGTGATGAAAGAGCTGCGTGCTGACGGCTGGCAGCTGGTTTATACCGAAGTGTTATGACACTCAACGCCACTATCGGATCCAGCGAAGCCAACAGCTACGTCGACTTGGCGGGAGCTGACTCCATCGCCGCAACTTTGCCCGGCGGCGACGACTGGCTGACCAAAACCGACGCAGAGCGTGAAGAGTCCTTGGTCTACGCGACTCTTTGGCTCGAGACTCTGGACTACAAAGGCACTCGATGCAATCCATCTACAGACGACGACGATAAGCCTCAGCGTTTGAAGTGGCCACGTAGCGGCGCAACCTGTGACGGCGTGGAAAGCACCTGCGCCTTTATTCCGTACGAAATGCAGAGGGCGGAGGTGGCACTGGCAATCCAGTACACCCTGAACTCTGCCAACTTTCCAGGGGTTGGAGGTGGATCTCAAGCTCCGACTGGCACGTATGTCAAACGCCAAAAGCTGGACGTGTTGGAGATCGAGTACGACCAGTTCAACAACGCAACTGCTAGCGAATGCGACACCTGCGGAGATCCAGCAATTATTTCAGCCTTTCCCTGGCTGAAGGACCTACTCGGCTGCTGGGTCGGGGGCCTGGGTCCCAACCGTGAGATCCGCCTGCTGCGCAACTGATGTCAAAAGTCGACGACGTATTTGAGCCCATCGGCCCTCCTATGATCCAGGAGTGGGGCCACTCCGCGACATTCGTCCGCCGGGCTGGGTCGACATACGATTCAGCCACCGGTGAAATCAGCGAAACCGAGACACGGATTCCGGTCACCATCGTTATTGCAAGCCTCGACATCACCGAGGAGACAGGTTTATACCAAGCCAACGACGTCAAGATCCTCATCGACCCCCGTCAACTGAGCTTCGAGTACATCACCACCGAGGATTATTTCGAGGTCCCAACGCCCGGCTCTTCGGACGACCCCCAAGTCATGAAGGTAATTGAGCCCAAAACATACCGCGGTGAGAAGCCTGTGTTTCACGTTGTCATCGCGAGGCCTCAGTAATGGCCAGACAATTTCGCCTCCCAGGCTTTAGAGAGTGGGTCGGGGAAATTAAACAGGTCACTGCCCGCGAAGCAGCTACTCGAATTGTCGGCGAACTGATATTTCTCGGCCCCTGGTACTCAGGCCAATTCGCAAAGAACTGGGTCGTAAAGGTTGGCGACGTCCGCATCCCCGCAAGCGTTGACGCCTACAGCGGTTTCAAAGGGCGCACCGCCCGCACCGAAGTCCCAATCCCAGTTATCCCGTCACTACGTGGAACCGGTGCAGGTAAAGACGTGGGCTACACAATTGGCAACAGAACGAAGTACCGCAACGTGGCCTTGGACCTAGAGCCCGGGCGGGTGGAACGGGCTCGATTTTTAAGTGCGCCCAAAGACTGGTATCGCACCTATGTTGAAGGTGGCTCTTTACGCGACACTTTGCGGGACGCAGCATTTGCGGCTTCCCAAAATCCGCGAATCAAGGGCTTCAAGAAGAACAGTTTTATCGGCCCAGCCGGGAGCGTTATTAACTGATGGGCCTTCAAAACATTCGCCGATACTACGAACAGCCGGTCATCGACTACGCGACCGACAACGGTATCGAGATCCGTGTCGACAACCAAAACGTCCCAACCGGCGACGCCTCAGACGAGTTCCTTGTTACAAGGCTCAACTTCGGCACCATGACCGAGCCATCTCTGTGTGGTGCGTACGAGAACATTCGCGGCAGCTTCATCATCGAGTTCTTCACACCGAAGGGCATCGGCCCATCTCGTGCGCAAAAGGTGATGGAAGAGCTGTTTTGCGAAATGATGAAGTTAACCAAGCGCCCAGCCGATCGCACCTACGGCGTACTTGGAACGCTGGGTCCAATTACCGGTCCAGTTTTTACAGCGCTTGATGACCGCCCGTATTTCTTTGCGGCAATGTCAATGCCCATCCAGGCTGAGTACACCGCTTAAAATTCTTATGTGGGCCGTGCCCACGTACTAGGAGCCCCCGCCTAGAGACGCCCCTGTGTAAACCCAAAGGAGGCCACTATGGCACTTTGCGATAGCTCCGTATTGACGGGGCAGGAGGGCTCAATTGAGTTCAAACCTCCAGGTACAAGCGTCTGCGTCCGCGACTTCAGCGCGTGGGGCACAGACGGCACCGACTCCCACATCACTCTCGAGTGCGGTGCAGATTTCCGCGTTAACGACGTCGTCTTCCTGACCGAAGAAGACGGCGGTAACCTGGATTCTGCCTTTACCGCGACTACTGCAACTTTTGTCGCTGATGGCACAATCGTTGCGCTTGGTTCGTTCGTCGCAGGCTCTGGCTATCCAGCCAGCCTGACTGATTCCCCTGTCACCTTCACCGGTGGTTCTGGTGTGGGCGCAGCCGGCACCGTTTCTACCGATGCTGCTGGTTTGGTCACCGCAGTCGCTCTGACTGACGGCGGCTCTGGATATAAATCCACCGACCAGCTGGGCATTGTCGGCTCAGGCATCGTCAGCGGTTCTGGCTTCGTCGTCGAAGTAGAGACCGTCACCCAAGGCGGCGGTACTGCCACCAGCTACTACGTGGTTGGCGT